ATTTAATTTTGCCCATTCATCTTCAGAATACGCATCCAATAACCCTCGATCGTAAAAACCCAAATCTACGTTTTTTTTAACCAAATCTATCAGTACACAAGGTGTATAATCTCCGTATACTTGTTTTCGTAAATGATAGTTAATCAGTCTGCCCGCTACATATTGATAGTTAGGAGTTTCTTCGCTGATTAGATCAGCTGCTGATTTAATTAAGGTTTCTTGTATGTCGGCTGTTTTGATACCGTTATAAAACTGTATATGGCTTTTTATTTCTACTTCACTTGCACTAACTCCGGTAATTCCTTCTGTAGCCCAAAAAACTACCTTGTGTAACTTTTCTAAATCTAATAATTCTCGACGCCCGTCTCTTTTAGTAACTTGAATTTGCATATCTCGCCTTAGTATAATTCTAATCTTAAATCTGCCGCGATATAGCGGTGTTTTAATTTTAATTCTTGATTAATGTGTTCTTTATTTACTACCTCATTGTCAATCAAATTAAGTACATATTTTCCATCGGCAAAGTAAGCTATATGATATTGATAATGTGATCTCATGTCTTTATATACTCTTATTTCTGGATCCAGAACGTGTCTATGATTGGACAAATGTAAAGTATACACTATTCCTAAACACTTAGCAAGATCACAATAGTAATTTTCAAGAATTAAATCCCAAGGATTAGGCCAAGAATCGGGTTGTTCAACGTCAAGATAAAAAGGAGTAAAAGGACAAGTTTGCCACAATTGTTGAGTCATTTTTAATGCCTGTGGTAATGGCATCATATCTAACTGATTACGAAATGTTCTCCAGTGGATCAAACGCCCACTGGCAGATAATTTAAACATTAATTAAATAAATTGCGTGTAATTTAATTTTAAAGTCCCTGTTCCTGAATCAATCGAACATATAAGACTGTTTCCATTTGCAAATAAATTTGCTTTAATAGGAATCACAGTTTCGGTATAAGAATCTGAAAAAACATTATCAACTCCATCTGTAGTAAATGTAAATATGCCAAACCTTCGAGCTGAACTATTGCTTATTTCATAACGCAAAGCCGCTGCTGTGTTAGCTACTAAAGCGGAGATAACTGCGGGCGTGGTACTGACACTTACACCTCTTGCAGTTGATTGAATCAAGTTTCCTAAAAATAGACCTTCTAATATGCTCGCCCCTGAACCAAAAACCTCACCAATACTGACAAATGAAATTGCTGAATCTTTTGAACTAATAGCCCCGGATTGCGGTCCATAGTAATTATTAAAGAGAGATATACTATCGATGTCGTTTAATACTAAAACAACATTAGCGAAGCGGTCAAATGTACTTTGAACAATATTAATTGCAGCAGTATCTGACCCAAAATTAACAATACCATTGCCACCACCTGCCAATTGACACGAATCTATTACGACAAATTTTGTTGAAGATGCATGACTTTTAATGTGTATAATATTTGAATAAACGCCATTACCTACATTAGATGAAAAATTGGTGTTTGTGATTTTGATATTACTTGCACTGTCAATATTGAACATTGGTGCGGTCACAGTGGCATTATCATTTAAAAATTTCATTCCATTTATTTCTATACTTTGCGGTAACACAGCTGAGCCAGTGCCAATTGATGGTCCAGAAATAAATGATGAATCGCATAAATTTGCTAAAGATATATTACCAAATTTAGCCTTAATTATACTACTGTTAATCCCATCGCCAACCAATCTTGCAAAAGGCGGAATCTGAATCGTGTTTGAAGTTAAATAGGTTCCGCCTGGAATGTAAATAGTTCTACGTGTGCGCGGATCTGTTAGATTATTAGTTGTTCTGTATATCTGTGTAATTGCTCTATTAATAGCTGCGTAATCGTCATCTATACCGTTACCGGTAGCACCAAAATCGCGGACATTAACAAAATCATCAAATTTTTGTTGGAAGCTTCTTGTTACTGGATTTAAAATACTGCTGCCAGTTTGCACAGTGTAACCCGTTACGTTACCGACAAATGTATATGCTCCAAGTAAAGCTGTGAGATCAGAATATTCTGTTAAGATTTCTGTGATTCCGAGACTTGGAGCGCCTTCGTCAAGTGTACCGTTTCCTATGTATAATTTTCTTGTGTCAAGACTCCAACCTAATTCAGCTGAAGCCAGCTGCGGGAGATCCTGCTCGAGTCCTCTACGATGTTGAATTCTGCTAATCTGCGTAACGGCCATGCTAAATCCTCAATTATTGTGTATTTAGCTTGAGAGATAGTACAGCTCAACTCTACGCATCCACTGATCGCTCCAGTAAGCAAAATCACCGGGCTCTAATACAAATTCTTGGTATTGAGGAGTTGCTCGATCGCTCTCAGGGCGGGCGCACATGAGAATAACTCCAGTATTGATCTGTGTTCCGTGTGTGTCGTTGTGAGCTGCCGCATATGCCGCGAGCTGTAGAAAATAATCGTCAATCCATTCTCTTTTTTTAGGCTTATTCGTTTGTTTAAAATCCATGATCGCAGGCTGTCCTTTCCAGATTCCGACACAATCAGTAGTTCCAGCATAAAGCCCAGAGTAGTATAAAGGTACCTCGCAACCCCAATATTCATCCACATGTTGTAACCCTTCTAATATAACCTGTGCTGCCATAAACCAACTTGGTTGTGCAAACGGATTTGTTGGAAATTCGCCGATGTCGTTATTCTTCACATAGCGTTCTAAGTATGTGTGCATTCTGGTACCACGATTGGCTGCTTCTGTGGTTATTTGTTGAGCACGGTCATGTCCTACACGATCTTTCCATTCGCGTAGTTTTTGTTTTGCTTCTTCGGGTTTAGTTCGGTCAAGTATAGTGGTGACAGAAGGAACACGACTGCCATCTGGTAAAGCATAATGTCGTTTGCCTTCAACACTTTCTCTTGATAACGGTGTATAATCGTATTTTTGAATGATCATTTATATTCTAAAACTTTCGCCGCATCCACAGCGATCCTTTTCTTTGGGGTTGATAAACTCAAATCCTTCGTTAAGCCCTTGACGTTTATAATCCATAGTTAGTCCATCAATATAGGGCAAGTCGCGACCATTTACATATACTTTTATTCCATTACTTTCAAAAGTCATGTAATCTTTTGTGATTGGAGGATTATCTACATACTCTAATTTATATGCCAGTCCACTACATCCTGTGGTACGCACACCAATCATGATTCCGTGTCCTCGACCACGTTTATCAATATGTTGTCGAACTTTACGTGCAGCTATTTCTGTTAGTATAATCATCAAAATGCCTTAAGTTTTTTCATGTTTAATTTAAATTGTTTGTTATGATCTATCATAACAGCTTTTCTAATAAATTCTTTTTTATCCTTTAATAAACTGTTGTTCAGTACTAACTTTAAAAGAAGAACGCTATCCATCCAATCCATAACAGATTCTGTGAAATTTGACGCAGTGACTATATTTTCTTTTAAATCTAAGTCTAATGTAAAATAAAATTTATCATGTTCTTTCCAATTTTGATACAAATTATCAACAAGCACATTATAGTTTTTGGAACCAATAAACTCATCTACCACACCTTCTAAATTAAACTCTATACCTTGTTTTTTGTAAACTTGGAGCGTGGTGTATATTATTGTGTACATTGTCATTTTTACAAAATCTAATTGACTAAAACTTGTACAAGATTTTGGGAAAGCTCCTCTGAAAAAATGTTTATTTTCAGATCTTTCACTGTTACTGTATTCAAATTTAAAGTTATTTTGATAATCTTTATCACGTGCAGCCGGACTTGCAGATAAAAGTTCGCTTATAAAAGGTTGTATAGTCACAGGGTGTTTACATATTTCTGACAATGTTTCTCGCCACGAGATCACTGTTTGCCCTGGCAATCCTTGTATAAGTTGAATTTTACAGTGTTTGTTTGGAAATTTTTTATGTAACTCATTAATAATGTTTAAATGCACATCCCACCCTACATCTGGTCTATCAATATTTTGTAGTACATTAACATTTATATCTTGAACTGAAAGTGTAAACCCTGCGTGTTCGGTTGAAAGATTGGCTTCGCCTATTAGGTTATATATCTTTAAATTATTTTCTTTTCTTAATTTACTAAAGTTACCGTCTATCTGAAATCCGGCGCTTTCATTTATATTTTTGTTAGCAAGATACGATATCATATCAACATCTTCGTCATATTGTCCAACATTAGCATCTGACAAGTATATTTTTTTTATTTCTAAATGATGAAATAAATCAATTTCATCTTTATATGTTCCTTTGCGTCTCGATACTTTGTTAGTCAATCCGCTATTCCAATCACAAAAAGTACACGAGTAAGGACAACCTCTGGTTAATTCATACGGAATGACCACTTCAATGCCTTTTTGGTGCAAATCACTTATCATTTGAGAAAAAAATTCTTTATTGTGCAGGTAAGGACTAACTTTATGCTGTGGAACATATTTAAAATCAGCAATTATAACTTTATTTTTTTCTTTATCAATCCATGCAATGTTTGATGTATTAAATGCTATCAATTTTTTTTTCTTGAGTATACTTTCTATAAGATCAGCAAATGATTGTTCTCCGGCACCGTACATTGCAAAATCAATGTACGGATACATATTAAAAAATTTATCATTAATGTTTACATCAATACTCGGTCCGCCTGATACTATGAGCATGCTTTGCGGTAATTTTTTATAAACTCTGTGTAATTGTTCAGTTATGAATGTGTGATTCCATATATAATGGCTGGTACATAAAATGTCAGGTTTGACACGATTACAATATTCAACAAGTTGTTCATCAGAACATCTTTTTTGAATAGGAAGTAACCATTCAATTTGATTAGCGATTTCAGGATTTGTCATATCTAAATGTGTTTTTAGATATAAAGCGGCTATTCCTACAAACAACGGATCTTTGCTGGTTCCTAAAGTATCATTGGCGTGATAAAAAAGAACTTTAAGCATTCTGCTTGGTTTTGTAATCTTCTAATGCTGCCTTTATTGCGTCTTCTGCCAAAATTGAACAGTGTATTTTAACTGGCGGTAGCGCCAATTCTTCAGCTATTTGAGTATTTTTTATTTGCCCTGCTTCTTCGAGAGTTTTTCCTTTGACCCATTCTGACACAAGTGAAGAGCTGGCAATAGCTGAACCGCATCCATATGTCTTGAATTTAGCATCAGTTATAATTCCGTCATTTACTTTAATTTGTAGTTGTAAAACATCTCCGCAAGCAGGTGCTCCCACAAGACCAGTTCCCACTGCAGGGTCATTTTTATCCAGTTTACCAACGTTTCTTGGATTCTCATAATGATCCAAGACTTGACCTGAGTAAGCCATATTTTCTCCTTAGTGTTATTATATATTATTTAACTGCGTTTAGCAAGAGCCGATTTGGCCATTGAGTCGTGGTGCATTTGGATCACCGGTTACTGCCTCTTCGTCGTCATCTGCAAATGGTGTAAGATACACATACTTTACACCAGTAGCGTCATCCTTGATATCTTTAATTAAAGATTTTAATGCTTCATTATTAGACATGGCCTGATCTAATGTATCTAAAGTGAATTGTGGGTGCTGCATTTGTACCAAATTAATTAGTGAATCGGCCCTTACTCTTGGTACAGCATGAGTGTCGTGAGCACGGTTCCTCATAGTTTCAAGAATATTCATTAAATCCATGATAACCGGATCGGCTGCTTCGTCTTCGAGGATCTCATCAATAGCATCCTCGACTATAATTTCTCGAATACGCATTAACGTTTTTCTCTACCAACAACATTTGGACCTGCCGCTGCATCGGTTGCAGCAAATTCATCAGTGTCCATATCGCTACCCATATCAGGTGGTGGTATTTCGCCTGGCATACCGGCTGGAGCAGCTCCCATACCCATTCCCATTGGTTGTGCAACTTGTTCACCGGCTAACGCACGAGCTGCTGTATCTGCGGTACCTCTTGCTGAACTTAACTGCTGAGACATATTTGCTAACAATGGTTCTACTGCTGCTTTGAATGCATCTGCTTGTTCCATACCAATTTGATCACGGATGGTGTCAAGTAGCGCCGGCATTTGCTCGTTCTGCATCTTGCTGACTTCTTCTAACATGTCCTGAATCGAATCAACCATGTCTTTGGCAGCAAGAATCGCTTGACTCTTGCCCATTTCGCTTTCCATAATAAGCTGTTGCTTGTTCTCTACCATCCAGCGATGCAAACCTTCACGTACCATCAGCAGTTCCATATACTTCGGATTCTTCTCTGCTACATGTACGCCGTGGCTTTGCTTGATTTTGTTAAGACTTTCTGTTAGTCCTCTTGCAAGCACATACGCACGTTTAAAATCTAAATTAGCATAGTCAATCTTTACGCCAAAACGGCTTTCCATTACTTTGTTAATTTTTTTTGCTGTGGGCTTGGTGCCCATTTCTGTTAGTCTCATAGCTGTTGTTCCTAAAGTTAAAGTATTTAGCCGAAATTAAAGTTTTTTTCAAAAT